GGGCAGCGACCCCCAAAATTTAGCTGATTCAAACCCGCCGAGCTCCTACCGCACCAGCTTGGCGGCGGCGGCGGGGTGTCAAAACGGCACTTTCACGCGCAATAATCTCAGTTCTTTGTGTTTCACGCCTATGCGCCGCAAATCGCTGGTAGAATCTACCACGTGTTTGCACGCTTTTTCGTACCTTTGCGGAAAAGTGGAAGCAGATGGCAAAGAACATCACGGAAAATACGCTGGCGATCGTGTATCGCAATGTTGAAGAGCTCGTTCCCTACGCGAACAACGCTCGCCGCCACGACAATCTCAAAGAACTCGAAGCGAACATTCGCCGCTTCGGTTTCCTCGATCCCATCGGCGTGGATGGCGCGGGCACGATCGTTTGGGGGCACGGGCGACTGCTGGCCGCGAAGAACGTCGGCCTCGAGACCGTTCCCGTTATCGAGCTGCCCGCGCACCTGAGCGCCGAGGAGATCCGCGCCGTTCGTTTGGCGCACAACAAGCTCACGGAAACGAGCGGGTGGATGGAAGACATCCTCGCCCAGGAGCTCCGCGAGCTGGCCGACTTGGGGCAGGCGATCGACCTGTTGGGCTGGGACGATTCCGAGCTCGAGAAGCTCACCCGCGAAATGAGCAAGGCGATCGAGCAGCAGACCCGCGAACTCACGCAGGACGACGATGAGGAAGACGACGAGGACGACGAGGAAGAGAAGCCCGCGAAGGTCGTCGAGCTGGGCGACCCCAAGCCCGCAGCAGGCCCCGAGGCATCCCCAGCCGACGCCCCGCAGCCCTTGCCGCCAGGCGAGCGCTACGTGGAATTTTCGTTGGTGCTGCGCGAGGCCGAGCGCGACGAGCTGGTGGAAAAGATCAAGGCCATCAGTTCGGAGCTGGGTGTGGACGACGACGGCGCGGCGCTGCTGCACGTGGTTCGGAACTGGGGAGCGACGTCGTGAACCCCGAGCTCGATCACGCCGACCACTACAAGCGCTCCGCGAACCTGCGGCACTTCCTGTATGCGAGGGAGAACGCGCATCGGGACATCAGCAAGGTAGCGACAAAGGCGCTGCTCGATCGCCTGCGGTGGTTCGTCGAAAGGGTGGTTACTGCCGCCGAGCTGCCGACGCCCCCCGTCTTCGGTTGGAGTGGCGGAAAAGAGTCTGCCGTGCTGGAGTACGTGCTCAGGCCGTTCGGATGGCGCTCGGTGTGCGTGCTTACGCAGCTCGAGTTGCCCATTAGCGAGAAGTTCATCTCGCGGGCGCTGCCAAAGAACTTCACCGTCGCCACGACTCGCCACGACGTCGCCTGGTTGAAAGTGAACGACGAGTACCTGTTTCCGCGCGAGCCCGAGCAGATCAACAAGTGGCGGAAAATCACGGTGTTCGACACGTTGGAGGACTACGCCAAGACCTTCAACGCGGGGATGATGATCACGGGGCGGCGGCGCACGACGGGCGACAAGGTGCCAGGCATCATCGCGGTGGGCGAACGGCAGGTAAAGAACTTCGCCCCGCTGCTCGATCTCACCACGTCGGAGATTTGGGCGATGATGCGGCACTTCGACCTTCCCGAGCATCCGCTCTATGAGCTGGCGCCCAGCTCGCTGGTGCGAGGCACGGGCGGCTGGCCGATGCTCACGAGTTGGGAGACGATGCGCGGCGTTGATCGCGAGTTTTGCGCGGAAATGCGTACCTATTTCGCGTAAAAGAGAAGAAAAGCAACCAAAAACAGGACAAAACAACCACGTAGAATATGAAAACCAAGCTTAGAAACAGACCTGAAGGCCTCCCTGATGGGTATATGAGTATGCGCGAATACGCCGAATCGCTGGGTATCGCGCATACTTCTGTCTACAATGCCATCAAGACGGGCAAGATCTCTAAGGTCGAATGGGGGGGAAAGGAGTGGATCAACAAGCCTGAAGCCGATGCGAATTGGTATGCAAAGTACAAGATCCAGGGCAATTCCAACCCGATCTTGCTGCAAACGCTGGCCAAAGGCGCGGGCGCCCCCGACGGCGAGCGCAAGCTAGACAAGATGGCCGCGTTGGAGCTCGCGAGCCAGCAGGAGCAGCTCTATAAGAGCCTGCTTCTCAAACAGAAGTACGAGAAAGAAGCCCGCACGCTCGTCCCGCGCGAGGAGGTGAACAACCAGCTACGCGCCGTCGCCACCGCGCTGCGCGATCAACTGCTGCGCATCCCCGACCGCATCCTCGACGAGCTGCGGGCTACCACCGACCGCACCAAAGCTTTCAACCTGCTCTATGACGAGATCGAAAAGGTGCTGGTCGCTGTCTCGGAAGGCGAGCTCGATCGCATCATTGAGAAGCTCTAACCCCCACCAATATGGAGAAGAAAAAGAAGCGCGAACGAAGCGCCATCGAGGGATTCCTGCGCGGGCTGATGCCCGTCAAGCGGATGACCGTTTCGGAGTGGGCAGACCAATATCGGTTTCTGTCTGAGCTCGCATCCGCCGAGCCTGGCCGCTGGCGAACCAGCCGCGCGCCCTACCTCCGCGACATCCAAGACGCACTCAGCTCGGCAGCGAGCTACCAGCGCATCATCGTAATGAAAGGCGCGCAGCTCGGGCTTACCGAAGCGGGGCTAAACTGGCTCGGGTATCTGATGGATAACGACCCGTGCCCGATCCTCGCGGTGATGCCGACCGACTCGACAATGCGCCGCAACTCAAAGACGCGCATCGAGCCGATGATCGAGGCGACGCCTAGGTTGCGAGATAAGATCCTCGTCGGCGCCAAGCGCGACAGCCAAACGATGTTCGAGAAGTCGTTCGAGGGTGGCATCTTGCTGATGTGCGGCGCGAACTCGCCTTCGAACCTTGCCTCGCAGCCTGTGCGGGCGTTGTTCCTTGATGAGGTGGATCGCTACCCCGCCGACGCTGGTGGGGAAGGCAGCCCCGAGCAGCTCGCCGAGGCGCGGACGCGGACTTTCGCGCGGCGCAAGATCTTCAAGATCAGCACGCCCGTAACGAAAGGCGAGAGCGCGATCGAGCGCGAGTACGAGCTCACCGACCAGCGCGAGTATCACGTGCCTTGCCCCGAGTGCGGGACGATGCAAACGCTTGTTTTCGAGCAGCTCCGATACACCTACGACGCCAAACAGAAAGCCGCCCGCGACGCTCATTACGAGTGCGCACACTGCGGCCATCACATCCCCGAGCACAAGAAGCCCGAGATGCTCAGCGCTGGCGAGTGGATCGCCTCGGCGCCCGAGAAGAGCTCGCCCGTGATGATCGGGTTTTACATAAACTCCCTATACAGCCCCTACGGGTGGTTCTCCTGGGACGAGATCGCCACCCAGTACGAGCGCGCGATCGGCGACAACCTGAAAATGAAGGTGTTCACCAACACCACGCTCGGGCTGCCGTTCGCCGAGTCGGGGGAGGTGCCGAGCTGGGAGGCGCTCTACAATCGCCGCGAAACCTACGCCAAGGGCAAGCCGCCCAAGGGTGTCGTTATGCTTACCTGCGGCGTGGACGTCCAAAAGAACCGCCTTGAGTATCAGGTGGTTGGCTGGGGGCGGAACGACGAGAGCTGGGTGGTGGACTGGGATCGCATACCAGGCGACCCCGCCGAGGCCGCGACGTGGGAGAAGCTCGCGGCGGTGGTAAACACCATCTACACGCGCGAGGATGGGGTGCAGCTCCCCCTCTCGATGATGGCTGTCGATACGGGTTACCTGGCGTCGCACGTCTACGACTTCTGCCGCAGGTTCGATATCAGCCGCGTGGTAGCGATCAAGGGCAGCGACAACCCGCACATCCTCGTAAGCCCGCCGCGCACGATCGACTACAAGCCCGACGGCTCGAAGCTCGACAAGCTCACCATCGCGCTTTGGCAGGTGGGCGTGTCGGTGATCAAGTCAGACCTGTATGCGCGCCTCAAGCTCGCCCGCGACGGGGAGGGGAACGCGCCTCGGGGCTTCGTGCACTTCGGAGAGTTCAACGAGCCCGAGTACTTCAAGCAGCTCACCGCCGAGCAGCTCACCTTTTCCGTGAAAAAGGGACGTACAAAGTACGAATGGACACTCAACTACCATCGAAATGAAGCCCTCGATATGTGGATTTACGCGCGTGCAGCGGCGATAATTCGCGGTATCGATCGGTGGACGGACGATACTTTCCGTGCATTTGAAGACCAAGCAGCGCTGCAAATCGCGAAAAACTCGGGGCAGAATGCTCCCGCGAAGCGGAAACCAGCGTCGGATTTTTGGTAAAAGCGTATCTTTGTCGAAAACCAACCCGCTATGTACACACAAGAGCAGATAACAGCCCTACGCGCAGCCATTGCGACAGGCGCGACCGTCGTCGAATACGGCGACAAGCGCGTGGAATACCGCAGCCTCGCGGAGATGCGCAGCATTCTCGCCGAGATGGAGGCGGAGCTCGCTGGGCAGAAACAAAACGCGCGAACCAAGTTCGCGTATTTCAACTCGGGCGTGAACCAAGACACGACCACCGAGGAAAACCGCAAAAATTGGTAGTATGGGATTGTTTGAAAATTTCATCCGCTGGCTATCCCCGAGTAGGGCGCTCGCGCGCGAGGTAAGCCGCCAAAGCTTGGCCTATCTCGAAGGGCGAGGCTACACGGCAGCGAGCAACGGGCGGCGCTTTGCCAACACGCCAGCACCGCAGACCTCCGCAAATGCCGAGCTGGTGCTAACCCTGCCGCAGCTTCGGGGGCGCTCACGCGAGTTTGCGCGCAACAACCCCTACGTCGATCGCGCTCTCGAGGTGATCGCCAACAACGTCGTCGGCACGGGTGTGCGCGCGGCGTTCACGGTCGAAAAAGGGAAAGGCGCAAAGAACGCCGAGGCGAAACTTAAGCTTGCCTGGAATCGCTGGGCAGACAAAACCGAGTGCGACTTCGACGGACAAACGAACCTTTACGGGCTGCAAAAGCTCGTGATGCGAGCCGTGGCGGAATCGGGCGAGGCGTTGATTATCAAGCGCACAAACCCCACGCGCCGCACGCTCGAGCTGCAAGTACTCGAGGGGGATTTCCTCGACAGCAACCGACACAACGGTTTCGCGTATGGGTTCAATAACGAGGACGGCAGTTACGATTTTCACGGCATCCGATTCGATCGGGATGGCCGTCGGATCGGCTATTGGCTGTTCGACAATCACCCAGGGGAGTATCGCGGCAGCTTCGAATCTCGTCTCGTGCCCGCCGACGACGTGATTCACGTCTTCCGACGGCTGCGACCAGGCCAACAGCGCGGCGCGCCTTTCGGCGTTGCTGCCTTCCTGAGAATCAAGGACTACGACGATTACGAGGCCGCGCAATTGATGCGCAACAAGGTAGCCGCGTGCTTCGCTGCCTTTGTGTCAGTCCCTTCGACGGGCATCCCGACCAACGGCGAGCAGTTCGAGCGGATCGAGCCAGGGATGATCTCGTATCTCAACCCTGGCGAAGACATCCGTTTCGGAGCTCCCCCGCAGGTGGAAGGCTACGAGCCATACAGCCGCCAGCAGCTCCGAGCGATCGCCATCGCCTACGGCATAACGTACGAAAGTCTTACGGGCGATTTGTCGAACGTGAACTTCTCGAGCGGGCGTATGGGGTGGATCGAAATGCACCGAGGCATCACCTCGATGCAGCGCGATTTGATGATGCCCGCGCTAGATCGAGTGTTCCAGTGGTTCACTGATTATCTTTCGATTGCGACTGGATTTACCGCCCCTGTGTACGTCGAATGGACTGCGCCTAGACGCGAGATGATCGACCCCGTGAAAGAAACGCGGGCGATCGTCGAAAGCGTACAGGCGGGTATCCGTTCGTATCACGAGGTTTGCCGCGAGCTCGGTTTCGATCCCGACGACACGTTGGAGGAAATCAAGAAGTTCTACGACGCGATCGACGCCTCGGGGTTGAAGCTCTCGAGCGACTTCCGCACGCAGATGAAGCCGCCCGAAAACGGTTTAGCTTCGGACAATTCGACAGGTAACGCACCGAGCGCGTAAAATCCTGACAATAAGTCAGAAAAAAACGCGGCAGCGCGGAGCTTGGAACGGAAAAAATACGTACAATTGCAGAAACATTCGCAAACTATGCCTGCATCTACTAACCGTTCTTTGCCCGTGCTGCATACGCGCGCGAGCATCGAGGCCGCAAGCTGGAACGCCGAGGAGCGCACGATTGACGTCGTGTTTGCTACCGAGACGCCAGTACGTCGGTTTGACTGGGAGGATTGGGAAGAGTTCGACGAGGTGTTGGACGTAAGCCCGTCCGCAATGGATCTTTCACGCGCAGGCAGCGGCTTGCCCGTTTTCAAAGATCACCGCGCCAGCGTGGACAACCAACTGGGGCGCGCGGACAAAATCAGGATCGATGGGAAGCGAGCGATCGCGACCATCCGATTCACGTCCAACCCCGCGCACGCGCCTCTGATCGAGGACATCCGATCGGGGCTGATCAACAACATCAGCGTCGGTTACCGAGTACTCGAATACACGACCTCCAAAAAGAAAGCGGACGGCTCTCGCGCCGAGTACCGCGCTACACGCTGGATGCCGCTGGAAATCAGCGTTGTAGGCGTGCCCGCCGATCCCAACAGCCAAACGATCCGATCCGCAACCGAGCCAAGCACCCATTTTCCCGTAATCATCAAAGACGAAACCATGTCTGAAAAACCGATCGAACCGATCGCGGACGACAAGCAGCCGAAGCCTGGCATCGACGCCGACGCGCTGCGCCAAGCGGCTGAGGCGGAACGCCTGCGTTGCTTGGAGATCCGCAACATTGGACGCCGCGCAGGATTGTCCGATGCCTTCATCGATGAACACATCTCGAAAAACACCGCCATCGAGAAGGTGCGCGAGCTCGCTTTCGATGCGCTGGCCGCGAAAGAGCATAAGCCGCGCGCTGGCGTGCAGTACGCGACTGTGGGCGACGACAACGAGCGAAACGCGATGCGCGAGGCGATGTCCGACGCGCTCATTCTGAGATCCGGTGCGATCGCTGGATATGATGAAAAGCTCGAGAAGCAGGACAAAGAAAAGCGTCGCCTGGCCGAGCAGTATCGCCACCTCTCGCTGAAGGACTTAGCGCGCAAGTGCCTGGAAAAATCGCGCGAGTACGACGAGAGCCTTCATCCGCTCAAGCTGGCAGAGCGCGCCTTCACAAGCACGACGGGCGACTTCCCAAACATCTTGGACGGCACCAACCGCCGCATCCTGCTCGAGAACTACGCCATCCAGTTGGACAAATGGCGTCAGATCTGCATCGTCGGTGCTGTTGGGGACTTCCGCGAGTACAAGCGCCTTCGTAAGGGAAGCTTGCCCAACCTGACCAAGATCGCCGAGCTGCAAGAGTACGAAACTCTGCCGCTGAAGGATGGCAACTACGAACGCATCAAAATCGGTACGTATGGTAACACCATCAACGTGTCGCGGCAGATGATCATCAACGACGACCTTCAGGCGTTCGCTTCCTTGGCTGCCGATCTTGGTCGTTCCGCTGCTCGTACCATCGACAACACCGTTTGGGCGTTGCTCGAGTCTAACCCAGAGATGGGCGACGGTGAGCGGCTTTTCTCGGCGGCGCACAACAACGTGGGCACTATCGGCACAGCTCCGAGTATCGCTGCATTCGACGTGATCCGTACTGCGATGTCCGAGCAGCGCGACCCCAATGGCAACGATTATCTCGACATCCAGCCGCACACGATCGCAATCCATCCTTCGCTTCGCAGCAAGGTCGATCAGATCAACAAGTCGATGTATGACCTCAGCGCCGCCACGGCGACTTTCACGCCCAACGTCGTCGAAGGGATGTTCAAGCAGATCGTGGACACGCCCAAGTTGACCAATCGACTCGACTACTACGTCTTCGCAGACAAGGCGATCATCCCCACGCTCGAAGTAGCGTTCCTCAACGGCGTCCAAGAGCCCTTTATGGAAACGCAGACGGGCTTCCACGTGGACGGCCAGGAATGGAAGATTCGCCTCGATTTTGGTGTCGCCGCCATTGATTGGCGCGGCGCTTACAAACAAATCGGCGCGTAAAAAAAACGGGGCGTTCCGCAGGTTCGCCCCCCCTTTTTCACCTCAAAACAAGCCGCATACTCATCATGCAAAACTATAAACGCGAGGGATGTTCCCTCAACTACACCGTCCCGAGCACTAGCCCCGTTACGACTATCGTGCCTGGTCAGGTAGTCGTCGTTGGCGACCTGATCGGCGTTGCGAAAGGCGCGGGCACGACTGGCGATCTCGTCATTGTCGATCTCGAAGGCGTCTTTACGCTCCCCAAGGCGACCCCCGAAACCTGGGGCACGCAGGGCGCGAAACTGTACTACGACGCCACCGCCAAGAAGGTAACGACCGACGACGACTCGGGTAACAACCCGCAGATCGGCTATGTTGAAACCACTGCGGGCAGCACCGCCGCCGAAGGCCGCGTTCTGCTTCTCCGCTCCTAAACCGCATCCCTATGCCGAACCCGTTCGATTTCGCGCGCCTGTCCGCGCTAAACATCGTGAAGGACGTCTTTTCCAATCCAGCGGAATGGACGCCGAGCGCTGGCGGAGCGCCGCTAACCGCGCGGGTTCTTTTCAACCACCCGACGGACACGCGCCGCCATCACCGCGCAGAATACAACCCGCTGATCCACTCGATGGAATACCACCTCGATGAGTTTCCTGGGCTGTTCGAGTCGCTGCGGGACGGCGGCGCTGAGTTCGTCACGATCGAGGGGCGCCAGTACGAAGTGCGCGAGGTACTCGCGAACTTTGACGGCAAAACCTACGTCGCTCAACTACACCCGCTCTAGCTATGTACGTCGAATATCTCAACGACCTTGTGGCGCGGTTGAACGAGCTCAACACTCCGACGCAGGTGTGCGACGTGGAACTGCTGCCCAACACAGAGTCGCAGTACACCCGACCGACGCCATCGCAGCGCGCGCGCCTGACTTTGGTTTTTTTGGGCAGCAAGTTCGGGCGAGTCGAAGACACGGGCGTTGTGCGCCAGGAGGAAACCCTCGAGTACCTGCTGATATGCAGCGCGCACGACCTATACGGGGCAGGGGGCGTTTACCCGATCGCCGAAGCCGCAAAAATCAAGTTGCTGGGCTATACGCCCAAGATCGGAGCGCACAGCGCCAAGAAGATACAGTTCAAAGAGGTAGGGCAACCCATCCGACCGCCAAAGGACAACATTTGGAAAATCGAACTGGTCTTCACTGCCCGACACGACGCGCTCGAAGTACCTGATGCCGTAGCCGCCTCGCGGATTCAGAACATCATCACCAACCCTCCAAACATCATCCAATAAGATATGCCCGCAAACTTCCTTCACGGGGTCGAAACAATCGAACTCCGTAACGGTGCCCGCCCCGTGAACCCCGTCAAAAGCGCGGTGATCGGGCTTATCGGCATCGCTCCGCTCGCCCAGGGCGCGGAAAAGCTCACGCTGGTGCAGAACACGCGCGACGCCGCGCAGTTCGGAATCCCAGCGCAGGAGAACACGATTGCCTCCGCGTTGAAGGCCATCTTCACGCAGGGCAACGCCACCGTGCTGGTGGTGAACGTGTTCGACCCTGGCAACCACGCGAGCACCGAGGACTTCAACTACACCGTGACGAACGGGAAGTTCAAAATCACCGATCGCGTGATTGTGGACGGCCTCGTTCTCACCGACGTAAACACCGCGACGCAGCTCACCAACAACACCGACTACGCCTACGACCCCACGACGCAGGTGGTTACGATCCTCAACGGATCTAGCTACCCCGACGGCACGGTGATCAATGCAGAGTTTTCCGCGCTCACCAACGACCTGAGCGACGTAACGCCGAGCGAGATCATTGGACTAGATGCGGCCATTCCGACCGACTCGACTGGGTTGAAACGCTTCAAAGCAGCGTTCAACGAGTTCGGTTTCTCGCCCCGCATCATCATCGCGCCTTGGTTCTCGATCAACGCATCGGTATCGACCGAGATGGTCGCCCTGGCGACGCAGTTGCGCGCGCACGCTCTACTCGATGCCCCCAAAAACGCCACCGTCGCGGAGTGCCTGCAAGGGCGCCTCAACACGAGCGGGCTTGTGAAGAACTTCCTCACTCGCTCGAAGCGCGCGATCCTTTGCTACCCGACCGTTCAAACCTACGACGTCTTTTACGATGAGGTTGTATCTGCGCCGCTTTCGACGTTCCTCGCGGGCGTAATGGCCAACACGGATTTTGTGAAAGGCTATTGGAAGTCGCCCTCCAATGAGGAAATTCAAGGGATTGTAGGGCTCGATCGGCTCATCTCCTGGCGTCTCAACGACCCGCAGACGGACGCTAATCTTCTCAATGAGAAGGGCATCGTTACCGTCGCTTCGGGCGGAGGCGTTGCGTACCGTATTTGGGGCAACCGCAGCGCGCTGTGGGACTCCGATAGCTTCCCCGACAACTTCATCTGCGTGCAGCGGACGGCGGATATCATCCACGAGAGTATCGAGCTCGCGATGCTGCCGTTTATCGACGAGCCCATTACCAAAATGGTGATCAACGCCATTAAGGAAACGGGGAACTCGTTTCTCCGCCGCCTCCAGCGGGTGGGCGCGATTGTCGGAGGCGCGGTGTCTTACGACCCATCCAAAAACCCGCCCGATCAAATCGCGCTGGGGCAGTTGGTCTTCGACATCGAGTTTATGCCGAGCGTGCCCGCCGAGCGCATTACGTTCGAATCTTTTATCAACCAGCAGCTTCTCAACGCTCTCAACGTTGACGCTGCCTAAAACGACGTATCGCTATGCCACGCAATATTGAAATGAACAACGTCACCAACTGCTCGATCCTTTTGGGGAATATGAACCTCATCGGGACGGCCAGCGAGGTGAAGCTCCCGACGATCAAGTGGAAGAAGGTAGACCACAAGTCTCTCGGAATGATCGGCACGCCACAGCTTCCCGCTGGCGTCGAACCGTTGGAGATGAGTATCAAGTGGAACGGCCCCTATAAGGCTGTCCTTTCTCGCATCGGAAACCCGTTTGCTGCGCAGAAGTACCAAATCCAAAGCGCGGTAGATAGCTACGACAACAACACGGGGCTTAGCCGCCGCATCGAGCAAACGCACTACGTTACCGCGATGACGACCGATATCCCGCAGGGCGATTTTGCTGCCCACGAGAAAGTCGAAACGGAGGTAATGTACACCGTTACGCACGTCCGCCACGAGCTGGACGGCGAGGTGATGCTCGAGATCGACGTGATCAACAACATCTACATCGTAAACGGCGTCGATGTCCTCGCGGACTGGCGCCAAATCATGCAGTAAGCAGCGCGTTTCTTTGTCGGCGAGTAGCTCAGCGGAAGAGCGCTTCGACCTCCCAGGGCAATTGTGGGGCGGGAGGTTGAAGAGGGCGCGGGTTCGAATCCCGCCTCGCCTCCCAACCAAAACCACGTAGAAAATCATGAGCAACCGAAAAAAGACGACCGAAGGGGCATCGCCCGCTATCACGACCACGCCGATCGCCACCACGACCACGCCGACGAACAAGACCTTGAAACTCAGCGACGGCCGCACGGCAGAGCTCCGCCCGCTGCGGGTTCGCGACGCGATCGAGGCGCGCCGGATCGTGGCCGCAAACAGCTATGTGAACAAGGGCGCCGAGCCCGATCCCCAGGAGATCTCCGCCGCGATGCTGGCGCAGATTCTCACGATCGACGGCCAGCCCCAGCACTACAAAGCCGTGCTCGATCTGTTCTTTGTCGACTTCGTAACGCTCGCCACTGAGATGGGCACGGGTTTTACGCCCGCGGATTTGCCAGCTTCCTAGCTGCAAGGCTATCCGCAATACGCCTCGCGCGAGTCCAATTTGTAAAGAACCTACCTACGCGCAAAGAGCTTGTGTTCTTTGCGCATTTTACTAGCACCTCCGTCCACATTGCCGAGCAGATGGAGATTTTGGAGTTCATCGAGTACTACAAAGAGGCCGTCGAATGGCATAATTTCCTGAATACCCCCGCAAAAGAACAATCATAATGAGCACTTCAACCTTCAAAGTCGCGGTAATTCTCTCCGCGCTCGACAAGATGACGAGCGTGGTAGACGGAGCGGTGAACCGCGCCCAAGCGCGTATGCGCTCGCTTAGCAACGCGAGTATGGAGGTTGGGCGCTCGGCGCTTGGAATGGGAGTTGGCATCGGGGCGGCTATGGCCGTGCCGATCAAGCAGGCCGTCGAATTTGAGACGGGTATGGCCAACATCCGCAAAGTCGCGGGAGAACTGAAAGACGAGGCAGCGTTTAAAAGCTTCACGCAAGAGGTACTGAATCTCGGGCGTGAGCTCCCGCTCGCTTACAAAGACATCACCGATCTCGTAGCCGCTGGCGCGCGTATGGACGTGCCAAAAGATCAGCTCGTTGCCTACACGAAAGAGGTGGCGAAGATCGCCAGCGCCTTCGACGCACCCGCTGGAGAGATCGGCGAGAAAATGGGGAAGCTCGCCAAAACGTTCGATATCCCCATCAACGAGATCGGGAAGCTCGCCGACGCGATCAACTACCTCGATGATAACTCGATTGCAAAAGGCACGGACATCATCGAGGTAATGGCGCGGATGTCAGGCCAGGCGCGGCAGTTGGGAATGAGCGGCGAGCAGACCGCAGCACTCGCCTCGACGTTCCTCACGCTGGGCAGCTCCGCCGAGGTGGCGGCAACGGCGGGCAATGCGATGCTGCGCGAGCTCGCGATCGCTACCGAGCAGCCTGAGCGATTCTCGAAGGCCTTGAAGGTTCTGAATATCGACGCTGCGCAGCTTCAAAAGTCGATGTCGATCGACCCCCAAAACACGCTGCTGGGTGTCCTCGACAAGCTCAACGCACTCGACAAAGAGAAGCAGGTTGTCGTCGGGACGCAGTTGTTCGGGAAAGAATACGGCGACGACGCCGCCAAGCTATCGCAGAACATCAAGGAATACCGTCGGCAGATCGGTCTTTTGTCCAACACCGAACTGAAAGGCTCGATGAGCCGCGAGTTCGAGACGCGGATGAAGACCACCGCCGCGCAGATGAAGATTTTCCAAAACAATCTCGCCGAGATCGCTATCACGCTGGGAAATGCGATGCTTCCCGCGCTCAACAGCGTGATGCAGGCAGTTCGACCCTACATCGATGCCTTCCGCGACTGGGCACAGCGCAATCCCGAGCTCGTCGCTGGCATAGCGAAACTCGCCGCCGTCATCGCCGCCACGAGCCTGGCGACGAGTGCGCTTTCGTTCATGTTTGGCGGCGTGCTCAAGCTCTTCACGGCTGGCCTCAGCATCTTCAAAGCGCTGAGGACGGGCGTTGGAGTCGTGAGTGGTGGTTTCAAACTGCTCACAAAGGTCGGCGGGCTATTCACTGGCGTGCTCGGGGGTATCGTGAAGGCCTTCGGCTTTGTCGGTACAGCGCTGCGGGCTCTCACCGCTGCGTTTATGACCAACCCTATCGGCATCGCAATCGCCGCAATCGCGACCGCCGTCTATCTCATCTACGAATACTGGGGCGAGATCAAAGGGTTCTTTTCGAACCTTTGGGAGGGCACAAAAAGCGTCTTTTCCTCGTTCACGAGCTGGGTTGGGGACTGGGCGGGATACCTTTGGGAAAAAGGTAAGGGCGCGATGCACGGCCTTTGGGAGGGGATGAAGGGCGTTGCCTCCTCGATCGGCGATTGGTTCGCGAGCTGGTGGGAAAGCGATATCGAAAAAATCGCCAGCCGCATCAACTATAATGGTACTTTCGGCGACGCGATGAAGACCCTCACCACGGGCGGCTCGATGGGGCTCTCGACGACGGGCGGCCAAAGCCCCGAGGCGCGCGCAGGCTCGCTCGCAGGGTCGATTATCGGCCAAATGCAGCGCGTGGAAGCTGTCAAGTCAGGCGCTACCGTAAACGCCCCCACGACCAACAACCAGTCGATCAACTTCTCGCCCACGATCAATGTAACAGGCACGGGCGCAGCGACGAGCGACATCGACGCAGCAATGAAGATCGCAAAAGAACGCCTTAAACGCGAGCTCGACGAGATGCAAGCGCGCAAGGAACGTAAATCTTTCGAATAGCTATGTGGAATCTAGGAACGGTTACTTTTGAGGGGCTAAACGGGTTCACCGCGTTTTCCAGCGCGGCGCAGGCGAACTATGTACAGCATCAGACGCTAGACAGCCGTCCGCGCCTGCAACGAATTGGAACGCAGCTCGAATCCATCAGCGTCGAACTCGCATTTCATTCGCGCTTTTGCGTGCCCGAGCAGGAAATTGCGAAGATGTATTTCGCGCTCGAGTCCGCGATCGCCGAGCCGCTCACGAATGGCTCGGGGGTGTATATGGGGCGCTACGTGGTCGAAGCGTTCGACTACGAGATAATGCAGACCGACAAGCGAGGGCGCATCCTACACGCCACCGCCAGCGCGCAACTCCTCGAGTCCGTCGCGCTGGGCGAAGTGCCCGCAGATCGGAGCACGGCTTTCGGGATGGTCGGACGCGGAGCGCCTGGGCAATTCTTTCGCCCTGTTACGACCGCGTACACCGATGCGGGGCGAGTGTCGCGAGAGCTTACGACGATCTCCACCAGCTCGCAGGCGATTGATAATCAAATCACTGCGGCGGCATCAGATCCCGCGATCGTGGAAAACAATTTCCGCCGCAGCCGCAACCAGCTCACCGACGCGCAGGCAGCCCTTTCGCGGGTGAACACCCTCGTGAACAACACGCAAAGCACCATCTACGACGCCGCGCTGGGCATCCGCTCGCAGCTCTCGATCGTGCAAGGCGCCGCGAGCGTTCTCGATACCGCGCTGGCGACGCCCGACGTGGTTGCAGCGAGCGCGGCAAATCTTGGCTTTAAAAACGCTGTCCGCGATATGCGCCGCCTATCCGCGCGCGTGCTCGCGTTGCAGGCAATCCGAGTTCTCTAAATGGCATCGAACACACTCTATACGACCGTCGAAGGCGACCGCTGGGATCTCGTCGCTTTCAAGGCCTACGCCGATCCGCTGCGGATGAACGAGCTGATCGAGGCGAACAAAAACGTCGCGCTCGCCGCCGAGATTCCCGCTGGCACGATCCTAAACATTCCCATCCTCGACGATCCCACGATCGAGGAAGATTTGCTCCCGCCCTGGAAGCGCTAACCGCCCCCACCGATGAAAACGCCCGAACCAAAATTCAAGATCAAATACGCGGGGAAGGAGATCACAACCGACCTCAGCGGCTACCTCATCGAGGTAACCTACACGGACGCGGAGGAGGGGGAGAGCGACGAGATCACGTTTACGCTCGCAGACCCCGAGGGCATTTGGCGCGATGCCTGGTATCCGAAAAAGGGCGACGCTATGGAGCTCGAAATTGGGTACGACGCCAAGCTGATGCCGTGCGGGCGCTTCGAGATCGACGAGCTCAAACTGCGCGGCAACGCCAGCGGGGATACCGTCGAAATTCGCGCCCTGGCTGCGGGCATAAAAAAGAGCATTCGCACCAAGCGCAGCACCGCCCACGAGAAGCAGACACTCCGCCAAATCGCCGAAAAGATCGCCTCGGCCAACGGGCTAAGCGTGCAGGGCGACATCCCGAACGTGCAGATCGAGCGCGTAACGCAGAACCAGCAAACCGACCTCGCGTTTCTGCGGCGCGTGGCGGGCGAGTACGGCTGTATGTTCTCGATCCGAGACTCGAAGCTGATCTTTACGAGCATCTTCGAAGTGGAAAAATCCAAAGAGGTGCTCGAGATCGATCGCACTGAGCTGCTCGAGTACGACGTTACCGACAAGGCGGTGCAGACCTACAAAAAGGCGGAGGTGCGCTACGCGAACTCTGCCAACAAGAAGGTCGTGAAGGGCGACGCCAGCTCGGGCGGCAAAGCGGACGCAGGCGCGGCGATCGGCGGCGACAAAGAGCAGAACACCTCCGACGACGTGCTGGCGATCCGAACGAAGGCGGAGAACGAGCAGCAGGCCAACCTCAAGGCGCAAGCGGCGCTACACCGCGCCAACAGCCACGAGCAAGAAGCCCGCTTTTCGGTGATCGGCGAGCCGCGCCTGGTCGCAGGTGTGAACGTCACCATAACAGGGCTCGGCAAGCTCTCGGGCAAGTACCACGTTACGAAGAGCACGCATCGCATCGGGCGCACGACGGGCTACATCACCGAGATCGAAACGTACCGCCTAAAAGACGTCGCCAAGCCCGAGCAGCGCAAGCCCAAACGCGTCGCCAAGAAACGCAACCCGATGCCCAAAAAGGGCGCGGGCACGATCATCGGCGGCGGCGTAACGCCCTATTCCCAAAACGATCTAATGACCAGCTAGATGTATCGCACAGGCACAATTTCGCAGGCCAAGCCCGCCGAGGGCTTGTACAAGGTGCAATTCGCCGAGGACGACCTCGAGTCGGGCTGGCTGCATCTTGTTGTAAAGAAAACGCTGAAGGATAGCAGCACCCACGCCCTCGATGTCGGCGAGCACGTCGCTTGCCTGATGGATGAGCACTGCGAACGCGGCGCGATCCTAGGCGCGATCTACTCCGAGTCCGAAACGCCCAAAAACGCTTCTGCCGACATCGAGGGCACGACCTTCTCGGACGGCACCCGCGTATCCTACGACCGCAGCTCGCACACGCTCACGGTGGACGTGCAAGGCGGGAATATCACGATCAAAACCACCGCCGACGTCCTCGTGGACTGCGTAAACGCGACCGTGAAAGCAAGCGCCGGAGTAAAGCTCGATACCCCGCGCGGCGAGGTAACAGGCGACTGGAAAGTGGGCGGGAATCTCACGATCGTCGGCACCACGACGGGCGGCAGCAACTTCCAAACGGACGGCAGCCTTCGCGTTCGCGGCGATGCGGAAGTGCTCGGCGAAGTCAGCGCCAAAGCGGACACCGTTCGCCTATCTACTCACACCCACCCGACGCCCGCTGGTCCCTCGGGGCCAGGGCTCGGCTAAACCAATAGCGCTATGGCAACCCTGGCAGACATCAGAAACGCGAATTGGCAGCTCGCCACCGCCGCACCTGGCGACGTGGTGCAGGGCTACGCTGATATTCAGCAATGCCTCGAGACGCTGCTCTACACCGTCAAGGGCACGGCGGTGCTCCGCCCCCAGTACGGCATCGATCTCCCGTCGTACATCGACCGCCCCCTTACGGAGGTTGTGCCGCTGTTGAAACGCGAGATCATCGATCAAGTCGAAGCCTACGAGCCGCGCGTGGACATCGAAAAGATCGAGATGGCGATCGAGGAGATCTCGCGGCTGCGCGTTCGTGTCTATTACGTCCCGAAAAATTCCAACCGTCGCGAGGTGGTGGATCTATATTATATCGTATCTTAGCCCCCAATAACTAGAATATGGCAGCACCCGTTTTCATCGCCCGCGACATCACGACCATCCGCAACGAAATCGTCGCGGACTACCAAGCGCGCACAGGCCGCACGCTCCAACCCTCGCAGGTGGAAACCTTCCTCCTCGATGCGATGGCATATCGCGAGCTGCTCGTTCGCAATGCGATCCAAAACGCGGGCGAGCTCAACCTCGTCGGCTTCTCGTCGGGCGCTCACCTCGAGGCGCTGGCCGACCTCGTTGGCGTCCAACGCCTGGGCGCTTCCGCTGCGGCTTGTACGCTGCGTTTCGTGCTCGCTGTCGGGCACACGGGCGTAACGATTCCCGCAGCCACCCGCGTCGCGTCGCTCGACGGCAAGGCGGTTTTTCGCACCACGCAATCGGCAGCAGCGGCCAGCGGTACGACCTACATCGATGTGCCCGCCGAGTGCGAGGTGGTGGGCGAGGTGGGCAACGGGTTTGCCGCTGGCATCATCAACGTGCTGCTCGACCCCCGTCCGTTCGTGGTGAGCGCTGCCAACCTCGCTTTGACAGCGGGCGGCGCTGATGTGGAAACCGACGACAACCTGCGGGAGCGCATCCAGCTCGCGCCCAGCTCGTTCTCGAATGCGGGCAGCTACGGCGCTTACAAGTTTTGGGCACGCACGGCCAACGCGAATATCGTGGACGTGGCGGTGCTGAATCCGACGCCTGGCGTTGTGGCCATCTATCCGCTGATGGAAGACGGCCAGCCGACGCCCTCGCAGATCATCGCGGCGGTTTTGGCAGCGTGCAGCGCGGACAATCGGCGCCCGCTCTGCGATACGGTCGTGGTGTCGTCGCCTACCCGCGTGAACTACACGCTCGTCGTGGAACTCACGCTCTACCTATCCAACCCCGACCCCGCGCAGACGGTCGCAGATGTCGAAGCAGCGCTTCAGGCGTTTGTGGACGAGCGGCGGCGCAAGCTGGGGCAGGATGTCGTCGCCACGCAGGTAATCGAGCGCGCCCAAATCGCGGGCGTGTACGAGGTTGCGCTTCCTGGCTTCTCGAATTTGATCATCGCCCCAACGGAGTTTCCCTACTGCACCTCGATCAACGTGCAGGCGGTGGGCTCGGTGCTGGGCTAATCCGCGCGCGAATGAACCTGCTTCCGAACTCGCTGCAACAGCCGCACATCACCGTCTTCGACGAGCTCTATGCCGATCGCCTGGCTGCGCTTCCGCTCGAGGTAATCATCACCTACCTCGTGCAGATCGTGCCCCCGCAGGTGCTCCCGCACTTGGCGGAAACGTTCGATATGCTCGGCTACAACGGCTACGGGCTGGCAACGACCGACCAGCAGCGCCGCGATGTGATCCTAGGCGCGATCGAGCTGCATCGCCTGAAAGGTACGCCGTACTCGATCCGCCGCGCCCTCGAGCTGTTTGGATATCCAAACGCCACCTTCGACGAGGGCGTGGGCACGGCGATCCGCTACGACGGCACCTACACGTATTCGGGCATTATTCAATACAACGCGGGCGGCGGGCACTGGGCGCTCTTCGATGTGATTTTCAACGCCGCGTCGTTCCAAACGCTGCCCGCCTTCGATGTCGATCTCATTCGCAACGTGGTGGAAGCCTACAAGCCCGCGCGGTGCACGCTGAGAAACATCACCGTTTCTCTCGCTTTGGAGGATTCGCTCGCGGCGGCTGATGAACTAGCGTTGGACGCAGATCTAAGCCTGCAAGACCAACTGCCAAATCTCTACGACGGCGCGAGCCAGTACGACGGCTCGATCCGCCACGACAGTTATCAAGAATCAGTAACAATCGTCTAAATGAAAGAAGAAATCGTAACCCCGAAAGGCGAGGTAAGACTAACCGCGCACGATGCGGACGGGAATGAGATTTGGTCGTTCGAAAAGAACAACCTGATCGTGATGCTCGGGCGGCAGAACCTCGCCCAGTTCCTCATAACGGGCGACACCACGCGCCGCATCACGACCGTCGGGTTCGGTACGGACGGCACCCTGCCCGCCAGCGGCGACACAGGCCTTACGGGCACGTTCTCGAAGGCGATCGGTGGCGCAACCAGCCCCGCAGCCAACCAAGTCCAATTCCTGTTCGGGCTTTTGTCCGGCGAAAACAACGGGATGGCAATCCGCGAACTCGGGCTCTTTACCGCCGCTGGCGATCTTTTCGCCCGCCTGGTGATTCCGACCTTCAACAAGGTCGCGGGAATCACGCTCAACGGCACTTGGAAAATCATCTTTTAAAAACCGACCACGATGGCAAATCTCACCCCCACGCCCGTCTTTGACGACGTGCTCCAGCTTGAAACCACCGATTACGTCCTCGGCGGTTCGGGCGGCATCTCGAACACGCAAGCCCAGCAGCTCGCAAATCGAACCCAATACCTGCTAGGCCTTTACAACGCCCTGGCTACCGCGTTGATCCCACCCGTGTCGGGCGCGTGCCTGATGGGGCGGGTGGATAGCTCCACGCAGCTCGAAATACTGCTCACGATTCCCGCAGGCATTGGCGTGCAGCTCAACGCTGCGCCGTCCTACCCGTGCATCCTGGCATTTCAAAACGGCTTCGACCTAAACGGCGTCGAAAAGGTAACGTACCGCCGTCTAACCGCAGATATTCCCATCAGCAACATCGCGCTGGGCACCGCTGGCCAGCACCTTGTTTACGCGCAAATTGTTGGGACTACGGTCGAAATCAACGCCACCGCGCGGACGATCTATATCCAGGGCATCGCGCCAGCGGCGGATAACGATGCGCTTTGGTACGATTATAACAGCAACGTTTGGTACCAAGGGCAGGGCGTTTCTTGGGTAGCCGTGCAGGTTGTCCCGCTAGGGATCGTAACCGTTACGGCAGGCGTACCGAGCGCTATCCGCACCTTCCCCTACGGCGTTCCGTACTACGACCGCCGCACCCAGGCGGGCAACGTCATCCAAAGCGCGGCCAACGAGCTGCCGTTGGGCGGCTACCTGCTCTGTGATGGCACGGCGGTAAGCCGCACGCGTTATGCGCGGTTGTTCGCCCGCATCGGTACGACCTGGGGCAGCGGCAACGGCTCAACAACTTTCAACCTGCCCGATATGCGCGGAGCGTTCCTGCGCGGCTTCGACAACGGGCGCGGCGTGGACGCTGGCCGCACGTTCGGTACGAGCCAAAAGGGTACGATCCACGCGATCGACTCGACGGGCACCAACCAGCTCTATTCCGCTGTGATGACGTCCACCTCGTTGTCGTCCGCAGACGCCGCGCTGGTCGCAGAGCGCACAGGCCTCGATTACGACGCCAACGGCGCAACGAACTACCCCAACACCACCGCCGCGTACGCAAACGGCGATGGCTCGGGCGGCTTCAATTACGGTGTGAGCCGTCCGTTCAACGTCACCGTGAACTACTACATCAAGTTTTAGGAGGCATCCTTGCTTATCGAGTCCCAGGCGCCGTCGCTGTCGATCGGCGGCATCCCGTTCACCAACGCACCCGTCGGAAGCGAGCAGATCGAGGGCATCTTCCTCGGCGAGCTCGCAACCCTCGACGGCCCCGCGCCCGCGATCTTTTTTCGCCTGGGCTCGAGCAATACGGTCGTGTGGCTGTTCACCGACGAGGCGGCGCGAGATACCGAGTACCTGTCGGTAAAGACCGCGATGGCGGGCGGCGGCAGCGGGGGCGACCTCGCGGCACTCACGTCGCTGATCGCGCAGATGTCGCTCAACAACGACGAGCTCGAACCCAAGCTCGATCTGCTCCACAGCGACAACGAGCTGATCCGCGCGGCGCTCAACGACCTCGCGCCCAAGCTGGTGGGCATCGGCCAGCCCGAAGACCCGCCCGCGTCGTCGGACATCGCCAGCACGTCGCTCCTGGCGCACGTGAAGCGCCTTTCGGCCAAGTTCGGCGCCAAGGGGCGGCAGACCGCCAACGAGTCGATCTCGGTCGTACAGGCCAGCGATGCGCCTCCGACCGTCGTCCGCAGCGGAGCGAGCGCCAGCACCTTCTCGCTGGCCTTGCAGGTGGGCAGCGCGGCGACGTTCGACACCGCCGACTTCGCGGGCATCTGCTTCGACTTCGCGGGCTTCGCGACGTCGCAGGTGCTCACAGTCGAAGCGTGCAATACCGAGAACGGCACGTTCCGCGCGGTGCAGGTGCGCAACCTGGCGACGGGCGCGCTGACTACGACCATTAACGCGGTGGGGCTGTATCAGCTTCTCACCGTTGCCCGATACGTCCGCTTGCGGGTTTCGACCGCAGGCAGCAACGGCGTAACCAGCGGCACGGCCTTCTGCAAGGCGCTGGCTGCTGCGTAATCGCTTCTTTTCTACGTTGGTTGCACCCGTCCCGAGAAATTGGGGCGGGTTTTTTTTATTTAACTAGCGAAATTTCGTAACCTATTCCGCGCGGCTGC